CACCGGTGCTGGTGGAGCAGGCTGAGCTTCTCACCAAGATGATGACGGCCCTGGTCACGGCTAAAATCCGCTTTGATAAGGCCAGTAAACAGATGGCGGATGCTATGACCCCCGAGGAAGAGTCGGCGGCGTGTATGGCCTACATAAAGACCATGGAGCCCGAGCGACGGAGCCACTGGCTGGCACGGTTGAAAGAATGGATGACCGCGAATGACAAGTCTGGTTTTACAATCGCGACCGAGCACGCCGAACGATCTTAACTTCGTCTACGATACCTGGCTCAATTCTTGGCGGACGTCTAGGGCGGCGGGGACTGTACCCAACCACTTGTACTACGATGTGCAGCGGGCGACCATCGCGAACATCCTAGGACGAGGGGGGCAGGTCCGGGTGGCGCACTTCGCTAATACCCCTGACCTTATCCAGGGGTGGGTGTGTTTCGAGCTGAAAGAGGATGTGACTATTCTGCACTACCTCTATAGCCGTGACCCCTACATGCTCCCCGCCCTTACCGCGCATTTCCTGGATACGACCCTAGGCCAGACGGGTCTTTACACCCACCAACAGTTTAATAAGGGATTGAAGACGTGGAAGCACTGCCCCGAGATAGCACGACGGAAAAGCCTGTAAAGGATCAGCGGGTCCCTGTAGCCAAGGTGACGTTCACTCAGCCGGTGCCCGTCCCGGGGTTCGTGTCTATGTACACGGTCGTGGAGTCGGGGGTTTACCGTCTAGACAGCGGGGAGAACAAGGCGTTCCCCCAGGTATTTTGGGACCGAGAGTGGGGCGTTATCCAGATTGAGGATATGCGCTATCCCCTTGAGCGGGTGGTGTGCTGGACCCGGGCCAATGCCGCGCGGGTTAAGGTGGCCCCTCCCCCCATGGCCGATTACACCATAGGCAAGCACGGACGAGATGTCCTACGTCTTTCAAAGACTAGCAAATAAGTCTGAGGCGGTCGTATCTGACCGTCTGCTGTGGGCTGAGAGGGCTGACGCGATTTACGAGGGCTGTCATAGGAAGCAGCGGCGCATTATTGACGCGGTAAAGGCTAAGCGCAAGTATGTCAGTGTCCGGTGCCCCCGTCGAGCAGGTAAGTCCTTCGGCCTTGCGGCGCTTGCACTATGGGCTGGAGAGAAGTTCCCGGGCTCGCGCGTACTCATTATTTCTCTTACGCTCAAGTCAACCATTGACAACTATTGGGCTGCTGCGCCTGGTGGGTTGTTTTTTCAGAACGAAAAGTACGGGTTAAACCTTAAGTGGAACAACTCCCGGTACTCCTGGGTTCATGAGAATGGTTCGCGGGGCCACTTAGCGGGTGCAGAAACGATTGCCGATATTGAGCGAATTCGCGGTGCCTTGGCCGAGGCGGACATCGCTATCGTTGACGAGTGTAAATCCTTTGCGCCCGACCTCCTTCTCCAGCTTATCCGCGACGTGCTCCTGCCCGGCCTACTCACAAGAAATGGTGTTTTGGTCCTTGGCGGTACTCCGGGCTCTATTCCAGTCGGTAAGTTCTACGAGGCCACTTCGCCAGCTTCTCGGACTGAGTTTGTATGTGAGCGATGTAAGAAGCCACATCCAACTTGCCTACCCTGGGGTGACGAGTCTGAAGAACTCTATGGGTGCCTCTCCGAAGAGGCGCGCGAGGGACTCTGGGCCCTAGTTTCCTGGCAGCTGAAGGATAACGAGGCTTCGCCGCATGCGTGGCAGCGTGCCCTTACAGAGAAGGCCAATGCACAGTGGCCGGACGACTATCCGGTCTGGCGCAGAGAGTACCTGGGCGAGTGGGTTACGGACGCCACTGACCTGGTCTACTCCTGGGCCTCGTTCAAGCACAAAGAGGACTGGGTGACCTGGCACCCGGCCCGCACCAAACAGAATCCAGCCGGACTTCCGCTCGACCTCGGCCCCTGGCGCTTCGTTTTAGGGATTGACCTGGGCTATGTGGATGATTCGGCCCTTGTATTATGTGCCTATAGCGAGACGCACCGGCAACTCCGGCACGTCTATGACTTTAAGGCGCCGGGCATGACGGTGGACCAGTTCATCGACGAGGTCTTTGCCGTGATTGAGCGGTTCGGGCGACCGGACGCGATTGTGGCGGATACGGCGGGCGGCGGGTCCAAGATGCTCATTGAGACCCTTAACCAACGTTATGGGCTGGGGATTGAGGGCGCCAAGAAGACTGAGAAGACGGACCACATCGAGTTGGTCAACTCGGACTTTGCCCTGGGGGCCATTAAGATTATCCCGGGCTCGGACCTAGCGCACGAATTGGCTGGGCTTCAGTGGGATTTATCCCGGGAGTCTAAGATGGTCCTGGCCCGTACGGGGCGGCTCCGCGAGGACCCCATGTGCCCCAACCACCTCTGTGACGCGCTCTTGTACCTGTACAGATACTCTTACCACTTCTGGAGTATTACCCCAGAAAAGCCCCTGGTATCTGGCTCTGAGGACTGGTGGAAGTCCATGGAGAACGCCGCACTTGCCCGGGCCATTGAACGACGTCGCGGGAATGGGCGGGACCCGCATGGGCTTAAGCGCTGGGAAAAGACCGGAAGATACCGGTAAGGATGTCCATGCAGATGACTACCGCGCAGTTACGGGAATGGATTACTCTGGCCAAGGAGCTTGGGCTAGAGGAATTGCGCATTGGGGATTTTTACGCCCGATTTAGTCTTACCGCTGCTCCGGCTCCTCCTGTTTCTGAGCCAATTGTCAAGCGGGCGCCTGCCAAACCCGCGGAGCCCAAGTCTTTATGGCACCACCCCAGTCTCTGGCCTGGTGGTGAGCCACCCAAATTTCCCAATAAGGAATAGGAATGTACGAGTATAACGACAGTTACGCGCGTAATAAGACCTACTCCGTGGGATGGTGGGAGTCGGGGGAGGACAGTGAGCTTCCGAAGGAAGAGGTAGAGAAGGCACGCGCTAACTCGCTGGTGTCTACCGCGCGGAATCTTGAGGATATTCAGCGGGAAGTCCATGAGCAGAACCTATTTAGTGCCCAGTTATATAGCAATCGAGAGCTGGCGGCGTTTGATTGGGGCAATTCTGCCATGTATCGGACATCCCTGTCTCCGGTGTCACGAACGGGCGAGAACCTGGTGCTTATGGTTGTGGACACGCTGGTGTCCCAGATCGGTAAGAACCGCCCTAAGGCCCGTCCCCAGACCCGCGGCGCCTCGTGGACCCTTCGCCAGCAGGCCAAGCGATTAGACAAGTTTTTATACGGGGAGTTCATCAGGAACCGGGTCTATGAAAAGGGTAAGCAAGTCTTCCGGGACGCGTGTATTTTTGGCTTTGGCGCAATGTACGTCGCGATGGACGGGGATGACCTTGTTCTGGAGCGTGTGTTCCCGGACGAATTAATGGTGGACCAGATGGAGGTGGTGGCCACGGGGAAGGCCCGTTATTGGTACCGCCGCCGGGTCCTGCCCTGTGAGGTGGTCGCTGCCACCTATAAAAAGAAGTTAGAGGATATTGAGGCCGAGGCTAAGAAGGTCGATTATGACCTGGACTACCGTAGCGTAGGGACTGGCCATGGCGTGCTCGTAGAGGGCTGGCAGTGCGCCTTAGGGTCCAAGGTAGGTCGATATGTTGTTGCGTGGGGTGACGTCATCCTGGTCGACCGTCCGTACAAGATGGAGGGCCCGCCCTTCGCCATCTATCAGTGGCAGCCACCCCTATCGGGATTCTACACGGCCTCCGCTGTCGAGCAGGCGCTCCCGTATCAGCTGCGGCTTAACGAGATTAATGACGTCATCCGTGATGCGCAGGACCTTATGGGCCGCCCCCGTATCCTGGTCGCGGAGGGCTCGCGTGTTAATCCTCTTGAGATAGATAATCTTGTCGCGAGATTTATCAAATACACCGGCATCAAACCTGAGGCCGTTACCTGGCCGGCTATTAGTGCGGAGCTTTATAACGAGCGAGACCGCCAAGTACGCATTTGCTTGGAACAATTCGGCATCAGCGCCCTGGCGAGTAAGGTTACACCTCCATCTCAAGCTCGCTTTGATTCTAGTCCTGCTTTCCGGGAGTTCAACGCTATCCAGGACGACCGTCTCGCGGATCCTGCGCAGCGTTTTGAGCGCTTTTATCTTGACGTGGCGGAGTTAATGATTCGGGTAATCAAGGACTCTGGTAAATCCCCCCAGACCACCTGGGTATCCGGCGGTAAGAATTCCCGAATTGAGGTCATTTCTTGGGATGAAATTGACCTGGATGAAGATGCGTATGTCCTGCAACTGGAAGCCACGTCTGTGTTTGATTCTACTCCCTCAGCTATCCGAGATGAACTCGAGAAGCAGCTGGGCATGGGGCTTATCACTCCTGAGGAGTATCGTCTCCAGCTTGCCCACCCAGACGACGAGTCGGAACTTTCACTCCAGTCTGCTGCGGCTGATGACATCAGACGTGTAATCGAGCTACTGGAAAACGGGGAATACGAGCCCCCTACTCCTATCCAGGACCTGGTTAACGGGGTGCAAATGGTGTCCCTGGCCGCGCTTCACATGAAAAAGTACGATGACGTGGAGCCAAAGGTTCACCTGAACTTTCTGAACTGGGTCACTGCGGCCCGCGCCATCCTGGAAATTGGCGAAGAGAAGGTCCCGACTATGGACCCAAGTGCCATGGTCCCCGGGTTAGACGCCCCAAGTGACCCGCTGGGTGTGATGGGCGGGGTTCCGGGGATGGACCCGATGATGGGTGGGGCTCCTGGTATGGGTGGACCCATGATGCCAGGTGCTATGGGCCCTGGTCCCGCTGCTGTTCCTGTGCCTGAGTCGGCTGGACTCGGCGGGTTTGTTTAAAGAGAGTTGATAAAGCATGAGTAACACTGAAGAGATTCGCGCCCCCTGGCAACCTACGAAGCTTGATGACGCCGCAGAGGCGCTTATCAGGGAAGTCGAGAAGGACTTTGTCCCTGTCGATACTATGGATTCTGCGCCCGCGGAGCCAAGTGCTGAGGTGGGAGAGACGGCACCTAGCCAGACGGAGCCGGCTAAAGCTGTCGTGGCCCCTCCTGCGCCAAAAGAGGACCTGAGCGAGGCCGTTCGGCGCGAGATGGGGTTAAAGGCGCGTGAAGAGGCGGTGGGGGCAGCAGAGGCGAGGTTGGCGGCGATGGAAAAGGAGCTTAATGCACTGCGCAGTAAGCAGGTACCAGAGGATTTGGTAGAGGCGCTCCGATACAATACGGCTGAGACCCTGGCAAATCTGGGGCTGGAGCCGGACCATGTTGTGCGGATGGTCCTTGCGCACCGACTAGGCGATAAGGCGCCCCCGGAGCTTAGCAAGGAAATCGCAGAAATGACAGAAAAGCAGCGCTACGAGGCTAGGATTCGTGCGCTTGAACAGGAAAATGCCTCCCAGAAGCGCCAGGCAGCCGCGCGAGCCTACATTGAGCAGGTTCAGGCGGGGGCCCGAGAGTTTCTGGGAAAGGACGGGCTAAGCGAGTATGCGCCCGTGGTAGCCAGGGTGGCTAAGCAGAATGGCGAACGCGTGTTCAAGGAAATTATGGAGGAAATTGAGCGTGACGCCAGCATTAAAGCTATGCGGGACCCCCAGGCACCTATCCTGACCTACGAGGAGGCGGTTCGGCGTGTTGAAACGCGCTGGGCGGACTTCTCTACGGTGTTTACGCCCGCGAATGACCCCACTGTCCCCGCGAAGAAGGCAGAGTCTACCCCTCCGAAACCCACAAACAGCGACACGGGCACCGTGAAGCCCCCGGACCGACCGCTAGCGCCATGGTTACAGCGCGAGACGGAGTTGGAGTCTGAGGGACTTAAAGCGGCCCTTGTCGAATTCCGGCGCCTACAAAACACGGGCGCCTAAAGAGAGATAAACAATGTCTTCGGCTTCTACTATTGCCGCGCTTACGAAGATGTATAAAACCATCTATCATAATCGCGATCTCACTAACCAGGCCAAACGCCGGACCGCCGCCTACGATATGGTGGCCAAGTACGACGATTTCGATGGTGCTGAGTTAGTCTTCCCCTTCAACTACAACCTCCCGGTTGGCGTGTCCCCCGTCTTCTCCCTTGCGCAGGCTTCGCCGTCTGCCTCGGGCTTCGATAAGTGGACCATGTCGACTCGCAAGACCCTCTACGGCTTCCTGACCATCGATGCACAGGCGATGAAGGCGGCGCGTAAGGATATTGGCGCATTCCTCCGCGTTCGCCAGAAGGAGACCAACGAGATTCTGTCTTACATGAAGATGGTCCTCGGTGGGCATGGCTTCTGGGGTGACGGCGCGGGCGATATGGCGCGCGTGGTCAGTAAGACCGGCACGGACCCCTCGACGCAGATTGTTGTCGCGGCCATTGACGTCATTAAGTTCCACCTGAACCAGCGCCTGGTGTTTAACGCCACCCGGACTGGTTCGGCGGGTACGCTTAAGGCGTCGGTGTACAAGGTGACGGGCATCAACCGCGTCACTGGCGCGATTGACATCGTGCGGCAGTCGGGCTCGGGCGCGGGTACGGACCCGGCGGCTCTTGACTACGTGTACCTTGAGGGCGCGTATGACGCGATGCCCCTGGGTGTCTCGGCGTTCATCCCTGCAAGTGACCCGGGCACGGGCGGTGTTCCCGCTACGCTCTTGGGCATGACGCGCACGGATGACCCGGTCATGAAGGCGGGCTGGCGCGGGACGTGGCAGGGCTCCATCGAGGAGTCGGCCAAGTACCTTGTGTCCATCATGGGCCAGTACTTCGACCGATTTAACTCGGCGCTCTGGCTGTCGGACTATAACTGGTTCCGGCTGGAGCAGGAGCTTACCGCACAGGGCCGCAAGGTCATTGATGCGCGGGCTACGCAGGTGTTCGGTTCGCCGGCACTCGCGCTGTTGACCCCGGGCGGGGAAATCCCGGTCGTGGCGGACAGCTACCTGGACAACTCGGCGGCCTTCCTGCTCGACATGTCGGCCATCGAGGTGCATCACCTGGACAACCTCATCCATATCGTGGATGACGATGGTCTGGGCCTGGTGCGTCAGGCGGCGGATGACGGCGTTGAAATCCGGTTCCGGTCCTGGAGTGAGAATATCATCCAGCGGCCGTTCAAGTGCGGACGCTTCCCCATCACCTAATCAACCTAACCTGGCTGGCGTCTGAGCTGCGCGAGCGGCAATAGAGGCGCCAGTCTCAAAGGAAACTCCAATGGGACATAGTTATAATCACGGCCTCGTCACCTCCAGTAAGGGTGCGGCGGTCGAATTTGTCAAGGTTACTGGCCTCAGCGTGGCTCCTGGGGCTACGTCGGCCTCAAACTGCACTGTTGACGACGTTAAGTCGGGCTTAGTTGAGTACTGTAGGCACACGGCAACGGGTGTTTACACGTTCCAATTGACCCGGCCCTACCCCCCGACCCTTCCGGTTTGCATTCCGCAGGTAAGTAATGCCGATGGCACTACCGACCTTCGGCACGCGTCGTACAAGTCGGCGTCATACAGTGCGACAACTGGCCAGTTTATTGTGGTTCTGAGCGATGATGACGACTCCGGCGCCCCTGTCCTTGCAGCGGGGAGTGCATCGGATGAACTTCACGTAATGCTCGCATTCCGCCGGTACACTACGTAATAAATTGCTGAGTGGCGCAGTGGCAGCGCGGGTGGCTCATACCCACTAGGCCCCGGGTTCGATTCCCGGCTCAGCTACTACCATGTTTGCAGATAGAGTAAAAGAGACCTCCACCACCACGGGCACTGGGGATATCACCCTTGCCGGGGCGGTGACTCAGTTTGAGACCTTCGCGAGTAATTTCGCGACAAATGCCCCGTTCTACTACGCTATCGTAGGCCAGACGGGCTCGGAGTGGGAGGTTGGGATTGGGCATCTCTCTGGCGCCACTACGCTGGTGAGGGCTACTGTCCTGGCTTCTAGTAACTCTAATGCGGCCGTCAACCTCTCCGCCGGGACCAAGGACGTGTTTGTAACTCACGCCGCTGCTTACAACAACAACACTACAGGAATGAGTATCGCCATTAACCTGGGCGGATATTTAAAGTAATATGCCAGCAAATACTACACCCATCTTCTCTAGGCTCCCGGATGTTTCGACCAACGGAACTACGGGCATGTCCCAGTTTGTTCTTAACGCCGCCAACGATTATACGGGTATTGATGCCGACGTTACCCTGGTGTTTACGGCCGACGCCACCAATGGCGGATATATTGAGCGGCTGCGATTCAAGGCCGGTGGAACCAACGTGGCTACTGTAGCCCGCATCTACATTAATAACGGGTCAACACCAGGCACCGCCACCAATAACGCGTTCTACGGTGAAGTGTCTCTCCCCGCCATTACAGCAACAGCTACGGCAGCAACGGCAGATATTGATTACCCAATGGA